CTAGACAGATAGATGGATTAATTAAAGAATTACAACCATTAATTAAAAATTCTGGCGATGCAACTGTACTTGTTCCTATGATAAAAGATTATCTAGAAGTATCTGTTAAAAATGATGATGCCTTAGTTAAATTAGCCGCGGTTGTGCAACGTTTAATATCTGCTTCAATGAAAGAATCTGACGACGGTGAATTTGGATTATCTGATGAGGAACGTCGTCAATTATTAGATGAAGCAGAATCTGAAGTTAAAAAACTGCAGTCTGAAAGTAAGGAAATAAATGGCAGACAAGATCAGTCTAATAATGGGACAGGTAGTACAGACCGAAGACCCGACTCAATTTGATAAATTTCAAGATTTAAATGATATAGATTTACAACCCGGGGCTATTCTAGTAAGATTGCGTAGTACCGGACAATCAATTGCTAATGAAGTAATAGCAATTCCAGCTAATCCAAATCATGTTAACGTGCCATTATATGGTGAACAAGTAATAGTGTTCAGTGCCATCGATGGTCGTACAGAAGATATAAAAACTGATTTATATTATTATCTACCATGGGTCAATACTCATGGTATACTTAATAATGGTATAATGCCATATATTCATGATACAATACCAGAAGACAAAGGATATAGTGAATATGCAGTGTCTTCAACCTTTAAAAGTAAAGAACCAGAACAATTATCATTTGAAGAAAAAAATATTGTAGCAATACAACCTTATCAAGGCGATAATATAATACAAGATCGATTTGGATCTATTTTACGATTTACTAGTACTCATAAAAATTTAGATGCATATTCCCAGGAACCATTTTGGGATAGCGAAACTGCTGGCGATCCATTAGTTGCATTGTCATGTGGTGTTGATGGCACTGATCAAGAAGATGGATATTTTACAATTGAAAATCCAGATAAAGATGCTGCATTTATTTACTTATCAAAATCACATAAAATAAGCAATTTAACATTAGCACAGCCAAAAGTAGGAAAGGAAGTTAAGCCAGTTTCATCATATGATAAATCACAAGTAATTATAGGTTCAAATCGTTTAATCTTTAATGCACGTGTTGAAGAAATTGTATTAGTATCTAAAAAAGATGTTAAAATTGCAACACCAGCATGGCAGACTGATATGGATGAATTTTTTACATTGATGTTGGCATTTCTAGACGAAGTGTTAAGACAAAATGAAAATATACAAGCAGGTCATGCAGAGATAGGAACTGTAGCTCAAGAAAATGCATTAGAAACTCATATTTCCCCAGAATCTGGAGCATCTACCAGTCTTCCAACAAATACCGGTCAATATGTGGCGTCGAATGTACGGTCAACTGTTGATAATACAAATGAGTCTTTAGATATAAGAAGTAAATTGCAACAGATACGTGATGACTTTGCAAATATGCAACAATAATATAATATAGTCATATTTATTAAAAAGGATAATACTATGGATTCAAAATCGTTTACAAAATTATTACGTAAGATTATTCGTGAAGAAGTTAAATCTGCAGTACGACAGGTATTAACGGAAGAAACGACTAGTCATAAACAAGTTATGTCTCATGGAATGCAGATGCATGAAATGGCAAATTCGCGTCCAAAAAAATCATTTACAAAAAATTCTATGTTAAATGATCTGTTAAATGAAACGGCGGCAACGCCAGTTAGTCAAGAAATGACAGATTGGAGTACAATGAATTTTAAATCTGAAATGTCAAATGCATTCGGAAGTCCAAAAATGTCAACAGGACCTCTAACGAATACCGGTATTAATGGCGAACCGGTGAATATGCAAAAAGAAGGCGTAGCGGCTACAGTAAATGCAATGACAAAAGATTATTCTGCATTAATGAAAGCAATAGATAAAAAACGAAGTAATAAATAATGAAAAGGCCTGTTTATCGATATCAACCTATCAATGAATCGCCGGATCAAGCAATTGGTATTTTATTGCCATTTAATGATTCATCAGCAGCGCGGCCGCCTAGTCTACATTATGCGTCGGGTAGCGTATCTGGTAAACAATTATTTGGTCAATCATATACTACAGAAGAGCAAGTCGTTTCAAATTTAAAAAATTTATTACTAACTCGTAAAGGTGAACGTGTAATGCAACCGTTATTTGGTACTGATATTTATAAAGTTCTTTTTGAAAATAATACATTAGATTTAAGATCATCGTTAAAAAAGACATTGACAAAAGATATTGAATATTGGTTACCATATATATTAATTAATGATATTAATATCATATCAAGTAATGATATGCATTCAATTACAATCATCATTCAATTTACAATAACCAGTATAGGAGCAAATTTAGTTATTAATATTTTAGCATCTGAAAATGAATTTCAAGTAACAGATGCTACCCCAGATTTAGAATTACGTCCTATATCAACAGATGGATTATTATAAGAAAAGGTAACTCATGAGTGATTTAGTTAAAAAAGATGTGAAATATTTAAGTAAAGATTTTGCTCAGTTTAGACAAAATTTAATAAATTTTGCAAAAAACTATTTTCCAGATACATATCAAGATTTTAATGAATCATCACCAGGTATGATGTTTGTAGAAATGGCATCATATGTAGGCGATGTGTTATCATATTATGCGGATACATCGTTCCGTGAAAGTTTACTTAATTCTGCAGATGAATCATCAAATATTTTAGCATTATCACAACTTTTTGGATATAAGCCTAAACTTAATTCACCGTCACGATGTAAATTAGATGTATTTCAATTAGTAATTGCATCTGGTAGTGGTGAAAATGCTGCCCCGGATATGGATTATGCATTATCAATTAAATCTGGAATGGAAGTATTAAGTGAAGATGGAATAAAATTTAGATCACTAGAACCTATCGATTTTAATGATGATCCAGAAATTTCAGTTTATGAAATTGATAGTACTGGGAATGTAGCTCGATACTTACTTAAAAAACAGGTAACTGTAGAATCTGGTGAAATAAAAGAATTAACCTTTAATTTTAGCGATCCAAAGCCATATGATAAAATTGTACTACCAGCTACAAATGTTATTAATATTATCGAAGTTACTGATAGTACAGAGAAAACATGGAGCGAAGTAGATTATCTAGCACAAGATACTGTATTTGAAGATATAGCAAACATTTCATATAATGATCCAGAATTATCGCAACATAGATCTACTGTTCCGTATATATTAAAATTACGTAAAACACCACGACGATTTGTTACTCGATTACGCGATGATAATCGATTAGAGATACAATTTGGTTCTGGAATATCTTCAGATGCCGATGAAGAACTTATTCCTAATCCTAAAAACGTCGGTCTTGGTTTAGAATATTTAAGACGAACAACTACTGATACAATAGATCCTTCAAATTTTTTATATACTAGTACGTATGGGTTAGCGCCATCAAATACAGATTTAACAATACGATATTCTGTTGGTGGCTCTATATCTGAAAATGTTGGTGTAAATTCCATATCAACAGTTAGTTCTATTACATATGTAAATGAAATTAACGGAGTTGATTTATCAGATTCTAAAGCATCAGTAGCTGTTACAAATCCAGAACCAGCTATTGGCGGTCGTGCTAAACAAGATATAGAAAGTATACGTCAAAATGCAATGGCAACATTTGCTGCTCAAAATAGAGCAATAACACGTGAAGATTATATTGCTAGAATATATGCAATGCCATCAAAATTTGGCTCTGTTGCAAAAGCATATATTGTAGGAGATACTCAAATTAATACGTCAGATATAATATATCCGCAAGAAACTATTAATAATCCATACGCATTAAACATGTATTTATTAGCATATGATGAAGATGGTAAATTTACAGATCCAAATTTGGCACTTAAAGAGAATATAAGAACTTATATATCACAATATCGTATGTTAACAGATGCGATTAATATAAAATCAGCATTTATAGTAAATTTAGGTGTAGATTTTGATGTAATACCTCGACCTAATTTTAATAGTAATGAAGTATTATTAAGATGTATTACAAAGTTAAAAGATATAATGTCTAATGATAAAATGCAAATAAATGGTCCTATTAATATATCATCTGTGGTAAATGCATTAGACCAAGTAAAGGGAGTACAAAGTATTATTAATTTTAAATTTTATTGTAAAACTGGATCTGGATATTCTGGAAATAAATATGCTGTTGATGCGGCTATAAAAAATAACATTTTATATCCTTCATTAGATCCATGTATATTTGAAATTAAATATCCAGATAATGATATTAGAGCAAGAATTATAAAACCTTAAGGATATAAATGTATAGAATATTTTACGCAGAAAAAGATACTACATTATATGAAAGATTTACAGAAAAAAATGCTGGAATTGATCAAATATTAGAATTAACAAAAAATGCGTCTGGTTCAAGAGTAGATGGAAAAATTCGTGGAGAAACATTTAATACTAGAATATTAATAGATTTTGGTTCTGAATTAAATGTTTTAAAATTAGCTATTAATAATGGATCAATTCCTCCTATAGGAAATTCATTAAATTCAGCATCTGCATATTTATCATTAAAATCATCTGATGCCAGTGATTTATTACAAAAATATACATTAGAAGCATTCCCAGTATCACAATCATGGACAAATGGTCAAGGTTATGCTCATGACTTACCTCAGTCGACTAACGGCGCTTCATGGTATTATAGAGATTCTAAGGATCAAGCAACTTATTGGGCAACTGGTTCTGGCATATCTAATTGGTTTCCAGGCGTCACAAAAAATATTGGTGGAGGTGTATGGATAACTGGATCAACATACCATGCATCCGAATCTTTTGATAATCAAATTCCAGACATTCGTATGGATGTTACTGATATAGTTAAACATTGGGTTGATGGTGATATTCCAAACCATGGATTCATTGTTAAACGAACTAATTTGGATGAAAAATCCGGGGAATCTGCCGGAGCAATAAAATTCTTTGGACGTGAATCACATACAGTATTTATCCCAAAATTAGAAATAACATGGGATGATTCTGCAATCTCAACCGACTTATCAGAAATTACAGATGAGTTAATTATTCCATATTTTAAAAATATTAAATCTAATTACCGTCCTACTGAAATTGCAAGATTTAGAATAGGTGTACGTGCAGAATTTCCTACTCGTACTTATTCAACCGGATCTTTTTATCTAGGAAATCAGATTTTACCAGTATCGAGTTCATATGCAATACATGATTATGAAACAAATGAAGTAATAATACCATTTACAGATAATTGGACTAATTCACATACTAAAATTAGTAGCGACTCTAATGGTAATTACATTGATTTAAGAATGGATGCATTTTTACCAGAACGATATTATAAAATATTGTTAAAATGTGAAAGAACTAATGATATACGTATATTTGATGAATTTTATTTTAAAGTGGTTAATTCATGAATAAAAGAGAATTTAAAATAGTCCCAAGAAACAAAAAAGGCGTTGCCTTATGCACCGTAGACAAACAAGAGTATGCTAAGTATGCTTTTGAACAAACGTTTATTGATGGTAACATAGATACTGCTTTTGAATTTTTTATATTTACAGCGCCTGAGCCGCCGCCTGCTCCTGTAAAACAAATTGTTGTTCAGCCAATACCGGTACCGGCTCCTCCATTACCACCTGCTCCAGATCCGGTACCAGAATTCCAAACTGGAGGAATAAAGGCTCCGCCAGGAATGGTAGTAGATTATGAAACCGGCGGAATAAAACCAATGCGTGATAATTCATCATTGACTTAAAGGATATAAATGGCAAAATTTAAACCAAATGTATTAAAAAGTATTGGCCCGGTATTAATTAAAAATGGAACTATTGAGGCTCATTTATACACCCCTGGAGATAAAAGTAAATATATTGATGGTGGACTAATAGATGATAACTCATATGTAATAGATACTGATTGTGTTTATATTGATTGGGCAAAAGTTTTAAATTCTTCTGGTATTAGTAAAGGTACGTTTAATACTATTATTCATATGTACGATCCAATATTAGGATCTATTGAATTTCCAATGTTATTCCTTAAAGGAATTTCTCCAGATCGACGTGAATTACTATTTGAACATGTAGCAGTTGAAGATCCGGAAAATCATGAAGGCATGTTGGAAGATTTTGTTAATAATTTAAAAACAGAGATGGAGCCTGCGGTTAATTTTGGAAAAAATAAAATATATAAAATAATTAATGCTCAAATATTAGCAGATACTACATCTACTGCTAATAAAATTGATCTGGCATTACGATTATATGAACCAATACCATCAAATATTAACGATGGTGATACAGCCTGGATTGTTGATGAGTTATCTGATTCAGTAACTGATATTATATCTGTAAAAAATAATATAAAATTTGTTGATAATACAATTCAATTAAGAGGTCCTAATTTTGATATTGAAACAGAGTTTGGAACAATTACAGAAACTGAATTTGAATCATGGAATTCGTTACTGGACGCAAATACCGCTACATCTCAAGATATAGTAGATCGTATATTTTCTGGTTCATTAGATGGCGTAGGAATAGGAATTGATTATTCTGGTTTTGATAATTTTATACATTTTTCATCAGCAGCTGAACGTGTGACTAATTTTAAATATAAATTAGAATTAATTGAATATTATGATATACGAATTGATACATTAAATAATACCAGTGGATCTGATACTACGGCGTTGCAAAATAATGTAACTTTAAATACAAGTCGTAAAAATGATGTTGTAGGATCATTTGATGGATTTGAACGATGGTTATATAATTCATCAACATCTAGCCGATTTACTCATCATGATATTTATGATCAAGAAGTATATGAAGTGGAAGGAGATCGCATTGGAGCTCAATTATATCGAATACAATCATATCCAAAATACTTATCAAATGGAAAATATGTATTACATGATGTAGCGTCTAGTATAGCACAAACATGGTATACAAATACATTAGCTACCGCGTCATTATATGACGTAGAAAATGATTCAGCGTTAGTAAAAACAATTCCGGAACATATACGCCGCGACGAAAATAATTCACAATATGAATTATTTGTTAATATGATAGGCCATCACTATGATATTATATATTCATATATAGATAATTTATCAAAAATATATCATGTACAAGAACATCCAGAATTAGGGCAAAGTAAAGATACATTATATCAAATTGCAAAGTCTTTAGGGTGGTCTTTGTCGGAAGGAAAACAAGCAACTGTATTATCCCAGTATAAATTAGGTGTAGATTCCGGATCCGGCGCATATGCATCAACTGGTTCATTATTTTCAAAATCTGATGAGGATTTAACTTCTGAAATATGGCAACGTATTGTTAATAATTTACCATATTTACTTAAAACAAAAGGTTCTGCAAGGTCTGTTAAAGCGATGATGAATACATATGGTATTCCGCAGACTTTGCTTTCTATACGTGAATATGGTGGTCCAAAAGTTTCTGGAGATTCTCCATTATTAATTGAAGATCGATTCACATATGCTTTACAGTTTGAATCCGGATCAATAAGTTCTTCAGCTTCTCCAAATATACGAATAGGTAATATGCATTATATGTCATCCGGAAGTGGTTGGGGATTTGATAGAGTTGGTGATGATGAAGGCGGTTCATCAGTAATCAATAATGAACTTTCTGGAGGTATTCCTTGTCAAACTAAAGAATGGAGATTTAAACCTGCTGTTAAAGAAAGTATGCTGTTATACACTAACACTAGTAAGATTTCTGGTACAGATGAAAGAATATCAGCTCAAATTGCTATACAACATACTGCATCATATTCTGGATCATCAAATTGGGGTAGAATAGTCTTTTCTCATGGTTATAGTTATAATACTAAACCAATGACGGGATCATCAAATTGGTTACCTTTATATGATGGCGATTTTTGGAATATAAGATGGTTTTGGCAATCTACCGGCTCTGGCGCAGGATCGTTTAATGAACAGTCTAATACTAATACAACATATTATATACAAGCACAAAGAGCAGCCGATTATATCACTGATAAGATCGTGCATCGCGCTAGCGCATCTTATACTCCAACTGAAACAGCTCATTCTCAAAATTGGGCTAAACCACATACCAATTCAGGAGCACAAAATCTCGGATTTTCATATTTAGGTGGAATCTCTGGCGATGGAGGTGGATCTTCAGATGGTCAGAGAGTTAATGCATATTTAAATCATTTTATAGGCGGAACAAATGATCCAGCAGTTGGATCAAATGATATAGCAAGTATTATGACATTTTCTGGATCGATGCAAGAATATCGCGAATATTTAGAAGATATCGGTCAAACAACATTTGATCTGCATACTAAAAATCCTACATCATATGTTTCTGGAATATCTGCAACCTCATCATACGATACTTTAGTAAGACATTATCCATTAGGTACAGATTTAAACGCAGTTAATCATAATGACTCAGCATATCATATAATATCATCATCACATCCGGCACAACAGTTTGTTGATTTTCAACCGTTAGTTCATGCAGCCGGCACTACTGATTTATTAGTATCTGCAAGTGCATATGCATCAATGTCTAATTTTCCAGTACCAGATAATTTAGAACGCGGAAATTATGAAACATTAGTTGAAACATATTATGTGCAGGGAGTATCAACTGGAGGTAATCTTCCAAGATCGCAAAAAATACGATTAGAAGATAACGAGTTAGTAAGAAATTTATCTCCTACAAATACAGCAGAAAGGTCTAGATTTGATCGTGCACCAATTGATACAAATCGATTAGGATTATTTTATTCGATGGCAGATCAAGTTAATAAAGAAATTTTTAATCATATTGGCGACGTTGAATTAGATGATTATATAGGTGACCCTGATGATGAATTTGAATCAAATTATCCGGATTTAGATTATTTTGCAAAAGAATATTGGAAAAAATATACAAACCGAAATGATATTAATGCGTATATGAGAATATTTAGCCAATTTGACTTTGCATTATTTAATCAGATAAAACAATTATTACCAGAACGTGTTGATGAAGCGATGGGATTATTAGTTGAACCTCATGTATTAGAACGCGCTAAAGTTCGTTTAACTAAAAGACCAACTTTTACTAATCCTCAATATGATGGTGTTATATCAAAAGAGCCTACAACGATTGGAGAATATCAATGTTATACTGCTAGTATTGCAGTACAAGATTTAATATCAGCAACTTCGATATATCATACCGGATCCGGAGGATATTTGGATACAGGCAATTATTTGTTTAATGTATTAATTACAAATACCGGCAGTATGACTGGATCAGTAAACGAAGGATTTACTTTATCATGCAGAACAAGTAGTATATATCAAAAAGTAGATTATTTTTATACTAACGCAGCTAGTGAATCTAAAAATATTCAATATCCACATCATGTAGGACAATATTATAGTAGATCATTATCACATGCATCTTACATGGACGATGAATTTATTATGACTCATAATTTGAGATATGATGGATGTAAAATTAATTCACCAGGTCGTTTATTAACATATAAATCAGAATTTAATCAACAATCAAATATATTAGCATTAGAAAATAAAGCAGTTGTTGAAGTGTTTCAAGTTAATCCAAATCAGTTATTTTATAATGAAACTCCGCCACCAGGAGAAGCAGGTAGTATTCGTGTAGAATAAATTTATGAACGAGCATATTTATTAAAAAGTAGGATAAGATATGGGATATTTAAATAATAGTTCAATAACAGTTGATGCAATTCTCACTAAAAAAGGTCGAGAATTGTTAGCACGTGGCCGTGATGAATTTCGTATTACACAATTTGCATTAGCAGACGATGAAATAGATTACGATTTATATAATCCAGATCATTCATTAGGTACTGCATATTATGGCGCGGCAATTGAAAATTTGCCTATTCTAGAAGCATTACCTGACGAAACTCAAATGATGAAATATAAATTAGTAACTTTACCAAAAGGTACCGCAAGAATACCTCAAGTATCAGTTGGTGTAGCTAATATATCATTAGAAGCAAATCAAACATATATTATTTCACCAGATACAGTTAATTTTACAGGTGGTAATAGACAATTTGGTTATACAGCTATTTTATCTGATTCAGATGCGGCAGAAATTCGTGCAACTAAAACATTAGGACGTACTGGTACATTAGCATC